AGCGACGTGCGTATACCGCTTCGTGTAGCCCTGCGATTCGGAATCGTACTGAGTCGCCTGACCCTGGTCCTTAATCGGAGCAAGGCCAAATCCGGTGACTTGCACCTCCTCTTCATAGGCTTTGTCCGACGTGTCAGTCTCAAACAAGTCGGACCATTCGACAGTGTGTTCGTTATAGGTCCGCCCGAACCACTCTTTGACGCCAGGCCAAAGGGCTTTGGGGTGGGAACCTGTGGTAATAACTCCAGGCATGATTCAGCCCTCCTTATGCGCCGGCGCTTTGATCAACGAGGAAATGGTTGTTCAAACGAACTTCCCATTCCGCATTGTCGCCGATTGAGTTGTCAGGGGTGCGGACAAGGCCGACAATCAGCACATCTTCCGTGCTGTCGCCCGACGCCGTAACAGATGCCGCACTGATTTCGATGGCCGACAGGCCGGTCGTCGTGGAGCCACTGGTAAGACCAGTTAAGTCCGCAACATTCCCGACAGCGGAAGCCGTCAAAGTGGCTGCCGCATCGTCTTGAACGCCGAATACAAGATTCGGGTCGTCCGCAACGAACACATACCGCTCAACCGAAGCCTCGCGATAGATGGTCGAATCACGCGTTACCGGCTCGACGGAAACCACCGGGCCGAGAACATTGTCCCCGGTCGTGATGTTCCCCAAAACACTCATAACGCCGTCCGCGTCCGCAGACCCGGCAGGCTTTACGAGCTGTCCGATATACGTCACCGTGGTGTCGGTGGCGTTGATGTGGTAGCGAGTCGCCGCCCCATTGTAGGGCGCACCACTCAAGTACCGCAGGGGTCGAAGCCCGCGCGGCGTATCAGGGTTTGCCATGAGCAAATTACTCCCAAATAAGATTTAAAAAGGTAGGGGCGGCGACAGGATTACGAATGGCGGAGGGACACACCTTCCGAAGGCGTGTAAAAATTCCGCTTTTCCCCGTCATCGACCCCCGTTGGGTTGCCGCGTCTCAACGCAGCGTCAAACTCATCAAGTTTAGCCATCTTTTCGGCCTGATCTTCGTCATAAAATTCTTGCCTGATTTCCATAAGGTAGGCGTACATAGGCGCGCCGCCTTCATGGGTTCCCACATACCTCTTGGTCCGGGAATCCTCGTCGGGCGAATGTGGTTCATTCACAAACTCCCAACCCGATTCCTGGGCCAAAATAAGGCGTCCTGGGATATCATTAATAAAACGCCGGACATAGCCGTCACGCTTTTCAGCCTGCAGCTTAAGGCGCGGTGCCCCTAAAGAGGCCCGCTTTCGTCTCCCCGATTCTTCACGGGGTGAACTAGCGGCGATCTCCGGTGTATTATTTTCTGCGTCTTTACGCGGGCGTCCTCTCATTACATCGACTCCTCTAAAAAGTATTCTCGGGTATATTTGGCCCGTGCTTTTTCGGTAGACAGGGGCTTGCCATCTTCGCCGACATATAACCCCTGCTTGATATATCTATCGCAGGCTTGCTTGGCCTCCGGAGGTAGGTCTGAGTATGACTGGCCGTTTGACTTCCCGCCACCCATGCTCCCACCGCCCTCAACAGCCGGGGCCTTCTTGCGGTTTGGGTTCTCGAAGTGTTCGGGAAATTTTTTCTTGATGGCCTCGGTAAGCTTCTCATAAAACTCCGCGCCCTGGTATTTCCGGTTCAATACCGGCGCCAGGGTGGTCTCGGCGTAAACTGTCATCTCCGGATCACCGTCTGGGCCATACCAATCATTTTTAGGCCACCATGCCTTGAAGTTAGGGTCTTCGTCTGGGCTGTCTTTGGGCTTCTCTGAAGCGGTTTTAACTTCCTTGTTTAACTCCTCGATCTTCCCGTCGATGGCCTCAAAAGCATCCTCATCACCGTCCCTAACGGCCTGTTTTTGTTGGGCCTTCAAATCAGCGAGCGCGCGTTTATATTCGGCCTCTTTGTTTTTTTGGTGATGAACCGCAAATTCCTTGATCGTCTGCGATACCTCCTCAAGCTTCGCGTCTTGCTTGGAAAGGGTTGTTTTTAGAATCTGCCGGCCATTACGGATAAACGAGGCCGCGTCGGTCCACTTCTCGGGATCGCCACGCCATTTGTCCTTCGGCGACCAGCCTTCCTCGATAGCAAGCTTCTCAAGGTCACTGGGCTCTTTGGGTTCTTCGGCTAATTTCTGGGTATTTTCTTCTTCTTCGATTTCTTCAATCGCTTCGGTAACTTCGGCTTCCGCCATAATCTTCCTCCATTAAAAACCCCGCCATCTAGCGGGCCGTTACATCACACAGAAATGTCTGTGGTTAGGCCGCGCCTAGCCCACCAGGCTTGCGGCCCTTAACAACCGATAAAGCCCCTTCTTTCTCGATAATTGCGCCGACATCCTTATCTGTACAGAGGCGGTATTCCTCGCCGTCCGCTCCGTTAAGAACGATGCCTTGATATTTGTTGAAATAAATTCGCGCTCCCGGCGCCATGTCTTCCCGTTCTTCATCAGACCACATCGTCGGGTCGTTGAACGCCTTGCCCCCTACAGCAATCAGCGTCCCCTTAACTTGGGCGGCTTGATGGCGCTCGTTCGCATCATCCGGAATAATGATTCCGCCAGCCGTCTTTTGCTCGTTAAACGCAGGGTCGGGTTTAATTAAAACCTTATATTCAACGGGCCTAATCCCGGATTCATTCTGCATTAATTTTCCTCATCTGTTTCATAAATAGGGGCAATATCACGGTCATAATCAAGGTCTATAATATCGCCGTACACAATGGCTATGGCGTGGTCCTTATCGGAAATCTCCGCGCCGGCAGCCCACTTCTCTTTCATGTTTTCCCGAACGTCACGCAGAAATGCCAGAAACTCCTTGGTTTCCGGATTGCCCCGCCACGCCTGGAACCTTTCCCTTGTCCATACTGTCAATTTTCTTTTCCTCTAAAACGTGCTTGGCTTCGTCCCTAAGTGCCTGCATATGCGCCTTGTATTCCTCTAATTGGCGCCCAGGCTCAATGCCCTCGGCTTCAGCTAAAAACTTAATCGTTCGCGCCTCGATTTCACCGATTTCAGCCTGAAGCTTGATCTCATCAAGCTCAAGTTTTTTCTTCTTGATATCAATCTCGTCGGCGTCTTTAAGAACTTGCGGATTCGGGGGTGTTTCTTTCGCCATCAGCCCTTCCGGATCGTCAATAGACGCCGCCTCAAGAACCCTCTTTAAAACCTCAACGCCGTCGATTCTAGGGTCGTCCTTAAGGGACATCATAAACTCAGCCCGACTCATCTTCTGCATATTGGTAACAACAGAAGGATCAGCGACGGGGACAATATCCAAGTCCTTTTTGCCGTAATCTTCTCGGCTGACGGCCTTTTGCTCGTCAAGAATCGTTACGTACTCCTCATCTCCTAAATATTTACCGTTCAAGAGATATAACTTGCCGTATTCCTTCTTCAAAGACCTGAAAATGCGCTTGTAAATCGCGCTGAAGACCTGCATCCCCTGTTCGATGAGGGCGAGTGTCGTCGTTGGTGATTGATTTTTTCCTTGAGCCTCGCCGGTCATTGCGTCCTTGACCGACGAAATATCTTTGGCTGCGTCTATTAATAACCCAAGCAACTGAAACAGAACAACCGACGGCCCTTGAAAATTGAACGGAACGATGTTGTTCTTTAAGTCCTGCCCGTTCACATCGACCGGCGTGTACTTGCCGGGCGAGAACTTATGCATCCCGCCCTTAAGTCTTGCCCCTGAACCGATAAACCCGCCGCCTGCGTTTTGAAGATGCCCCGCATCCAGAAGCTGGTTGATCGTTGTGTTGACGGCCTCGTTCAAAGGCCGGAGAAGATAGCCAAAGCCAATATCCAAAAACCCGCCGGATGGATTAGGGAAAAATCCGTATTTCGTGAAATACTTAATCGGTTCGATGCGGGCGATATTGCCGTCCCTATTGACCCCGTAATTCTCGTTATCTTCAAGGTCATAGTTGGCAACAATTCTCGCAACCTTCCCGGTGTCCTTGTGAACCGTGACAATATAGGGCTCCGGGTATCCGTCCTCATCAAGGTCTAACCGGCGGTGCTGCTCCAAGAAATCCATCGGGGCATCATCGTCGTCGCTTTCTGTCTGGCCGTACTCGTTTTCTTTAAATATCCCCTGTAATTCCCGCTCTTTAACCTCAAGGGGGTATAATTCAATCTCTTGTGTGATCCTGGGCGCGGCGTCAAGGCTTCTGACCCCGTTATTCACCACCAGCTTATCGGGGAGAACAAGCTCTGATTTGTTCCTGCCCAGTGACGGCGAATAATAGGTCTTGCGGTAACAAACGCCGGTAATAGGGAGAACGTGCAGCAGTTTGTCCGTGTCTTCTTCCCATTCATCCATCTGATATGTCAGTTGGTAGGACATATGGGCAGAGACTCTATCGCCCCGCTCACGCTTCTCCCCGCCCTCATCTTTCCCGATGACCTTGGCCTTAACCACATCAGTCCCGACAATCGCCGGGTATGCCCTGGCCGCAAACTGCATCGAGGCTGTGGTGAGAAGCGGAAACTTCACATTCGCTGCATTGGGCCACGGATAATTCTTTTTTTCCGTGACCTGCATGGCCAACTTCATGGCGACTTCGTTACAGGCCCGCCAATCAGCCTGTGATGTCAGATCAATTTGATATTCCCGCTTAACCCGGTCACCGATAGAGGCAAGCTGGTCGTCGGTCAGCATATCCGCTATGTTATCGGCCTTCATGAGGGCGTCGAGCTTTACCAGCGCCTCACTACCCGTTTTAGATGCGCCGGACCTGTAGGAGCCGTCCATTAATACCCACCCGGCCCCTGGGGTAGATTAATTTCACGCTCTTCGGGCGCGATGTCTTCCATCTCGGAGGCGCTCAAATGATACCGGCGTTTAAGATAACTCAAGGGAGCCCCTTTTTCATATCTGGTTCTAATGTCGCGCAAAGAATTTGGCAAATCAGTAGCCACCGATTCCACTGCGCCCCACTTCGTCGTAGTCTTCAAGGTCATCAAAATCCTCGTCAGGTGGAATCATGTTAAATTCAGGGTCAGCAATACGTGATAATCCGTCAAGCATGTCGTCGTGCGCGGAAACGGGGAATGCTAGGTATTCCTCATCTATAAATATCTTGGTTAAATCTTCCTGCGTGCCCTCGTAATTGCGCCTTAAACATTGATCCGGCAGCAATACTCTACCCTGCTCAAACAGAGGGATAAGGCGCCTTATACGGTCTTCTTTTTTCAACCGACCGCCTAGCGCCTGGATCGGAAGGCGATAGTTTTCCCGGACCATCCTGTCTTTGATATGCTCAATATCCGCCTGCATTCCGTATTCTTCATACCCAACGCAGAGCGGGCGATATTCACGACAGAGCCGGAACAAAAGATCCGCCCTTTGCGTGAGGTTAAGCCGGTCCCTGACCATAGTCACAACCCGGTAATACCCGTCAGACCCAAGGCCAACCACAAACATTGATGTGTAATCGCTGTTTTTATTCTTTCCGCTCGACGGATCGACCAGAATGTAAAGATTTAAAGCGTTGGTGTGGTGCGCCGGCCAGAAATCAAGCCATTCCTGCTTAAAGCCCTGCGTCTCATCAGCCTTTGGATTTTGTAGCATTTGGCATCCAAACACATACGGCCCCATGTCCCTGCGCTTCTGGGCTAAAACCTCGGAGGATAGCAAAACCGGCGTTCCTTCCACCGTCCCGTCTACGGTAGCGGGGTAGATCCTCGGCTTTGCCGCGCCACGCTCAATAATGGTCTTATATGTGTCGTTAAAATGATACCGAGTGCCGATTAAACGCTTATTCCCGCCATCAGCGCCCAAATTCAAGGACAGCGCCCACGCGTCGGTGGTTTTTTTAATCATCTCCGGGGTCGTTACGGATTCCCGTGTGACAACGTCGTCATAAATCAGCCTGTTGAAGTGCTTCGATGTCGGCTGACCATCGACAAGGCCGTGGGCCTCCACTGTCGATTCCTTTGGATTTCCCCTACGCCTAACGATAATCCCATCGTCTTCAGACCATTTGGGCGCATCGTGTTTTGGGTTTTCCCATAGGATGTCGGGAAAAAGCTCAATGAGATTTAAGTTACCCTCAAGCTCTCGCTTAATCTGGCGCAAAAACCCCTTAGCAATCGGCCTGGTGTGCGAGAATATCCCACAGACAACCTCCATTCCGTCAACCGGATCATCTCCGTGACTTCTAAGAATGTCCTGAATCGTCAGCGCAAACGTGATGATTGTCGATTTGTAATGCTCCCGCGCCCAAAGATCCAAGCAATTATTTGGGGCGTCCTGCACTTCTCTACAACGTGCATACAGCCAATCCCGATTAATATCTGGGCGATTTAACTCTACGGATAAAAGGTAGAACAGATCGTGACGGCAAAGAAACCTCCGGGCCTCGATCCAATAATCATTACCCTTCCCGGCCTGATCTTGGAGAAACTCAGTGTACCAGCTTATCGCTTCCGTTCGGCTTAGACTCAGACTCGGTATTGAATAGGCCTTCAATGTGCCGTCTGGCATCTTCCCTCGTTACCTTAATGGGGCCGCCATCGGCGCCGGTGTGTTCGACCCTGTCGACTTCTTTCCATCCGGCTTTCGTCTTTAGCCAGAATATAGCCGCCGTTACAGACGCCTGCCCATCCCCGATTGCCTTTTTGTATAGGCTCTCAGCGACCCTTGAATTAGCCCGCGCCGCCGCGGTTTTAATCTCGCGGTCAAAGTGTTTGCTCAGGGTCTTGCGGTCTATTTCAAGAACGTCTGATATTTCTTCTAGGGGTACACCGTAAGCCACCATCGCCTCAACCATCTTGCGGTTGTCGTCAGTCGGCTGATACTGCGGTCTCCCCCCCTTGCTTTTGGTCAAAGGATTCTCCGTCTGATTCAAGTTTAGCACTCTCGCCCGTAAAATCTTGCCAGCGTTTAATGATTACATCGCAATAGGGTGGGTGTAGTTCTAAGCCGTGGCAACTCCGCCCCGTCATTTCCGCTGCGATTAACGTAGTGCCCGATCCTAAGAACGGGTCATATACCGCTTGGCCGGGGCTTGAGTTGTTCTCTATTGGTCTTTTCATACACTCAACGGGCTTTTGTGTGCTGTGGCCGGTCTCTGATTTTCGGGGTTTATCTATCTCCCACACCGTCGATTGCTTCCGCCCGCCACAATAATGGCCTTTTTTATTCTTCCTTACGGCATACCAGCACGGCTCATGCTTATAGTGATAATCACCCCGGCTCATGACAATATTGTTTTTCACCCATATTATTTGGGACCTAATCTTAAAATCACACGCGGCGAGGCTATCCACAACTATATTTGCATACTGGCCAGCATGCCAAACGTAGGTTACGTCGCCAGGGAATAAGGCCCAGGCATCACGCCAGTCGGCCCTGTCGTCATTGATCACTCGGCCGAGGGCCGATGTCTCTTGACTTAGACCGGCGTCCACCCGCCAATGGGCATCATACTCAACCCCATAAGGCGGGTCCGTAACCATTAGATGCGGTTCAACGCCGTTCAGGCACTTGGCCACATCGTCGGCGCTCGTTGAATCCCCGCAAATCAGCTAAGGCGCCTAATTCAAGGCTTAGTAAATCAGTGTCCCAGCCCGCATTCTCGGCTAACTTATTATCGGCCAGAATATAGGCTTTACGCTGGGCCTCCGATAAATGGGACAATTCAATACAGGGGATTTGATCTAGGCCTAGCTTTCTTGCAGCCAATACCCTGCCGTGGCCGGCAATGATTCCATTTTCCCCGTCTACTAATACAGGATTGGTCCAGCCAAATTCCTTAATAGAAGCGGCTATTTGCGCAACCTGTTCGTCGCTATGTGTTCTTGAGTTGTTCACATACGGGATTAACTTGTCGATTTGCCTTTGCTGTATTTTCATAAAAGCCTTTTATAGGGGGGAAATACTATTTATGTGCAGATGTGCACCTAGTCCCTCGCGCCTTCTTCCGTGAAGCGTTCGCGTTTAATCTCGATTAAACAACTCGGAGTTGTTATAACCCAATGAAAAAGACAATCCGGGATGAGTGGCTTCTTTG